ATGTAAACGAAGAAAAAGGTTTATGGGTAGGTGAGAGAAAAGACGTAACCGATATAGCAATCGCCTCTGTATTTAAATGGTTCAAGAATCAAATGGATGGAAAAGAAGAGTTTGAGATCTCATACCCAGATGTTCCAGGGTTTAAGTTGAAGATGGTAAGAGAGGAAATAAAAAAAGAATGATTGATAGTTTAATAGCATTTACATTTGGAATAATATTCGGAGTATTTGGCACTATTTTCTTGGCAGCGCATTTTGGCGGCAAGTGTAAATAGAAATAAAAAGGAGTGATGATATGCGAACCAGGCAAAAGTCACTTGTTGATTTTGGCGTATATCCAGAAGATATTAACCGTTTAAAGGATATATGTCAAAAAGCTACACCAGAGCAGAGACACGATATTTTACACTGCTGCATAAGTTCTTGTCCTCCGGGGATTGAGCTTCTGGTGTACGAATCTATTGTAACAAACAAATCCTACGACCGTATCATGAAAACGAAGTACATACCGGCAAAGCGAGACGATTTCTACGCATACAAGCGCAAGGCAATGGCTATGTTTTATGATACTCTAAGAAAACTAAGAGAAATATAATACTACAATTAATATTAAAATGTGGGGACAAATTTTTCTGCCATGTATGGTAATATAGTATATATCTATGACTATATGCCATATGTGGCAGTTTTTTGTTTGGAGGTGAGAACGTGGGAATGCCAATGGGAAAACCACCCATGTATAAAACGGTGGATGAAATTGAAAAAAAAATCGAAAAATATTTTGAGTATTGTAAAGGATATCCTTTAACTGACAGCAAAGGCAAACAAATGTTTAATAAATTCGGGTCTCCCGTTTTTGTAGACGTTCACCCTCCGACCGTTACAGGACTTGCTCTGGCCCTTGGATTTACAAGCAGACAGGCTCTTTTAAACTATCAAGCAAAACCAGAGTTTGTTGACACGATTACGCGCGCGAAAGCCAGAGTAGAACAGTATGCAGAAGAACGACTGTTTGATCGTGATGGTTCCAATGGTGCTCAGTTTAGTCTTAGAAACAACTTCAAGGGTTGGGACGCTGACAAGAAAAATGATGATTTCGGAGACGGAAAGATTACGATTGTGAACAATATTCCAAGACCGGAGAAACAGGATGGAAAGTAACGCTATCAAACTGAATGAGATTGTGGCACCAGCATTTTACAATGTGTTTTGGGATATTTTAGATGGTAAACACACTTACTATGATCTGTACGGTGGACGTGGATCCACAAAATCATCTTTTGTAGGCGGCATGATTCCGTTTCAGATGATGCAGGATGCAGAGAATGGCTTAATGTCAAATGCTGTAATCTTTCGGAAAGTCGGTAATACGCTCAGAGAATCTGTGTATGAACAGATCGCATGGGGAATTGATGCGCTTGGAGCAAGTGATTTATGGGCTGACAGTTTAAGTCCTATGCAATATGTGTATAAGCCAACAGGACAAAAGATCATATTCAGAGGACTGGATAAAGCTAAGAAAACAAAGTCCATAAAAGTAAAAAAAGGATATTTCAAGTACCTTTGGTTTGAGGAGCTTGATGAGTTTGCCGGAATTGAAGAAATCCGTACAGTTCAACAGTCTGTTCTTCGTGGAGGAAGCAAATTTGAAGTATTTAAGACGTTCAATCCACCGATCAGCCGGAGCAACTGGGCGAACGTGTATGTGGAGGAACCGAGAGTTGACAGCTACAGACACAAGAGCGATTATAGATCAGTTCCTGTTGAATGGCTTGGTCAGCAATTTATTGATGATGCAGAGCATCTGAAGAAAACAAATCAGAGAGCTTACGACCATGAATATCTCGGTCTTCCTGTTGGACTTGGAACAAATATTTTCGAACTGTTAGAAATTCGAAAAATTACAGATGAAGAGATTCAGAGCTTTCAAAGTATCTACCAGGGACAGGACTGGGGGTGGTATCCAGATCCTAAAGCATTTCTCCGTGTAGCTTATGTTCCTAATCAGGAAAAAGTTTTTTTATTAGACGAACTTGGAGGCTCCAAGATAAGAAACAAGGAAATGGCTAACCAGATAAAGAAAAAAGGATATGATGATTATTCAATATCTTGCGGAGTTGATGAAGAAGAAAGCATTATTGACTTCCGAGATGCAGGGCTTCCAGCACGTAGGGCCATTGTTACACCGGGAAGCCGCAAATATACTTTTGAGTGGTTACAGTGCCGAACATTAGTCATTGATCCGGCACGAACGCCTAGAGCATACAAGGAAATTATCAATTATGAGCATGAAGTAGATAGCAATGGAGAAGTGATTGCAGATTATCCAGATGGCAACGATCACTGGATAGATTCTCTCAGATACGCAACCAGTCCATTGTCGATGAGAAGGGGGCACAGTGCATAAAATGTTAGATAGGTACTTTTCAGATAAAATAAATAAATTCTTAAGCGTCGGTTCAAAAATATATGGATCATCTGACATTAACGAAATCTTAAAAGTTGTAGAATATGAAGACATTATTGTGCGAGATACTTCTGTAAGATGGATGGATTTTAAAAGGTAGATTAAATGGGACTTATAACAACACTAAAAAGGTGGTTTAACATGATTTTCAAAAAACAAGCCGAAGAGGATTTTAATATCCAGGCAGCAGAATTTCCAGAAATGGAATCGCTGATTAACCGGTGCGCGAACATCTACAGAGGTGTACCGGAATGGCTAGATGACAAGAATAACATCAAGACGATTAATTTTGCTAAATCTGTGTGTTCTGAGACTGCCAGACTTGCAACACTGGCGATCGGCATTCAGATTGACGGCTCTGCAAGGGCGGCATGGTTGCAGGAGCAGATCGACAAGGTATACTTCCAGATCCGTCACTGGGTAGAATACGGCTGTGCCTACGGAACAGTATTTATCAAACCAAATGGCGAGAGCCTCGATGTATTTACTCCGGCAGATGTGATGATTGTGGATTACGATAATCAGGAAATCAAAGGGATTATATTTAAGGATTCTTATACGGTTGGACGGAAATACTACACAAGGCTCGAATATCACAGGTTTGTTGAGACAACAGTGAACGGAGTAACAACCTATCCGTATTATGTTTCTAATAGAGCCTATGTATCAAAATCCCCTCAGTCAATCGGTGATAAGATCGACCTTAAACAGACCAAATGGGCTGACCTAATGGCAGATACGCCGCCGATTCTCAAAGCAAACGGCGAGAAGCTGGACGGACCTCTGTACGGAGTACTGCGGACACCGCAGGCAAATAACGTGGATATTAACGCACCATTGGGTTTGCCAATATTTGCCGAAGCTATCGAAGAGTTAAAAGATCTCGACATTGCATATAGCCGTAACGCCGGAGAAATTTTTGATTCGCAGAAGATTGTTCTGGCAGATGATAGGCTGCTGATGCCAAGCGGTACACCTGTAGCAGTCATGTCGCCACAGGGCATGGAGAACAGACGTAATGAGATGAGCTTACCGCACTTTGTCAAGAATGTATTCGGACAGGTTGAGAAAGAATTCTATCAGGAAATCAATCCGCAGCTCAACACAGATACCCGTATAAGCGGCATAAATGCCCTTTTAAGCCAGTTGGGATATAAGATTGGATTCTCCAACGGATATTTTGTTTTCAACGAATCTAGCGGCATTCAGACGGCTACAGGAGTAGAAGCAGAACAGCAGAGGACAGTGCAGTTCATTAAAGATGTGCGTGACAAACTGGAATCCTGTCTGGACGAAGTTATTTACGCATTGAACGTTTATGCTGATCTGTACGGACTTGCACCTGTCGGAGCTTATGAAGTCAATTATGATTTTGGAGACATCCTCTATGTCAGAGAAAACGACCGTGCGAGATGGTGGCAGTATGTGACCACTGGAAAGGTTCCGGCATGGATGTATTTCGTGAAATTTGAAGGAATGACGAAAGAAGAAGCTGTGGCAATGCAAAAAGAAGCAGAAAGTACACAAGAAAAAGGATTATTTGATGATGAATAAAAAAAAGAGGGATTTAAATGCGGAAAACAAAGCAAGCGGATTATTTGGGGATGAATAGCCTATGAAAATCAATAATCATGTTGGAAATGTACATATAAAATTCGATACAAAGCGGATTGATGGTAATTTGAAAGAAGCGCAGAAGAAGCTGAATGAGCAAATTGTAGAAGACTGCATTCCCCTTATGCCATTCCAACAGGGAGCGCTGGTGGAAAGTGTATCATATCCGCAGGGTATTGACGGCGGTGAAATCAAGTGGGGAAACAGAAATGTGCCTTATGCTCATTATTTGTACATGGGTGAGGTGTACGGACCGAACATCCCAAAGAAAGATGCACAGGGGAATATCATTGGATGGATGTCTCCACCAAGTAAAAGCCCAACCGGAAGACGATTGCAATATAGTAAAGCACCGCATATAGAAGCAGGGTCAGAATGGTTCGAAAGAGCAAAAGCCCAGCATTTATCGGATTGGACAAGGCTGGTAAAAAGAACGGCAGGTGGTAAATAATGCTTCCACCAGAGTATTTCCACGGAAAAGAAAAACGGATCCTTGCAATTTATCAGGAACTGGAAGATTTTATAATGACGGACATTTCCCGGCGTATTCTACAGACTGGCGGTATGACTGCCACAGCTGATCGGCTCATCTGGAAACTCACGCAAATGGGAGAAAGCAGAGCCGCCATTGAACAGAAACTGCAGAAGCTTACAAAAATGACACAGCCAGAGCTTAGACGAATCCTACAAAATGCCGTGATGACTTCCTGGGACAATGATAAAGATATCCTTTTAGGGATTGATGAGAATATAAGTTCACCATTGGAGAATCCAGAAGTGATAGCAGTGATGGATGCAGAATTCAAAAAAACATTGGGTGAGCTTAGCAACCTGAGTAGGACTACAATAAATCAATCTCAGCGTGATCTAATTAATCTGCTGGATAAAGCCGATATTCGTGTTGCTTCCGGTGTGCAATCCTACACCTCTGCAATTTGTGAAGTGCTGGACAATTATGCCAAAAAAGGAATCATGGTGGATTATCCAACAAGCGGTGCAAAAAGAACCCTTGAAGCAGCTGTGAGGTGCTGCGTAGTAACAAGTATGAACCAGACAGCGGCGCAGGTGACGAACCAATACATTGTCCAGGCAAAGACCAATTACGTCCTCGTATCGGCTCATTTAGGCGCGAGAACCGGCAAGGACGAAATTTCCAACCATGCCGGATGGCAAGGTAAAGCATATCGTCTGAGAGGATCAGAACCAGGTTATCCGAACTTGGCAGAGCATACAGGGTACGACATTGACCCGAAGACAGGACAGGGAACTGTTATTATTCCGGGAGGATTGCATTCTTATAATTGCCGCCACAGTCACCAGCCATGGGCGAAAGGCTTACGGAATCCCTGGGCGGATGAACACAAGATTGATTCTGAAGAGAATAAAAAGATCTATGAAGATACACAGAAGCAGCGAGCAATGGAACGTTCAATCAGAGCGACTAAACGCCGGCTGATAATGAAAAACGAAGAAATCAACTCAGACGATATACCGGATTCTGAAAAAGAAAAACTAAGATCGGAATATGATCAAATGGCTTTTAAGCTGACTGAACAAAATAAGGAGTATAATAAATTCTGTGAGGAAAACAACCTTGCAGCACAATATTACCGAAACAAGGTAGCAGACTTTGGACATAAGCAGCAGTCCAGGGCAAATGCCGGGGCAAAACGATTTATGAGAGCAAAGTGAGGTAGATATGGAAAGATGGGTATATTTTAATCCGAATCCAGCCGGGAATCGTGTAGGTGACTGTGCTGTCCGGGCGATATGCAAGGCGTTAGAGCTTGACTGGGAGACGGTATTTACAGGATTAATGGTATATGCTTGCTCACTATCAGATATGCCAAGCGCTAATTATGTATGGGGATCATATTTGGCAAGGCATGGATATCACAGAAAGCTTGTGGAACAGTCAGAGAGGTATATTTATACAGTCAATGATTTCTGCGCAGATCATCCTACTGGTACATACATTCTTTGCATAGATGGCCATGTGGTGACGGTACAAGATGGCAAATATTACGATACATGGGATAGCGGTAATGAGGTCCCGGTATATTACTGGGAAAGGAGCTTATAAAAATGAGCATACAGGAATTTATCCAATTTTTTCTTTCAATTTGTGGAGGGGTATCAATTGTTGGAGGGGCAGCAGCTGTTATTTTTAAATGGATTGCTCCGGCATTCAGGCTTAATAAGCGAGTGGAAATCCTGGAAGACCATGATAAAAGAGATTTTGAAACGTTAAAGAGAATAGCTGAGAGAGATTCATTGATTTTGGAAGTGCTATCAACCATGCTAGATAGTCAGATCAACGGGGACAACGTCGAGGAATTAAAAAAAACAAAACAGAAGCTTACAAATTATCTTGCACAGAATCAGCGTTAATTGCATTAATAAGAGGTATGCTCATGAAATTATATGTGTTCACAAAGAAAGATATAGACAGATTCTTAGTAGAGTGTAATTTCACACCGGATGAAGAAAGATTGTTTCGGCTGAGATGCAAGGAATATACACTCGAATACTGTGCTGAACAGATGAACGTGAGTATATCCACGGCGAAACGATTGAGCCGGAGAGTAAACAATAAAATAATTAAAGTGTGCTGATACTTTTTAGATACTAATTAGAGCCAGAAACGACCTGTTTCCGGTTCTTTTTTTATGCAAAAATATAATCAGAAAGGCGGTGTATAAGATGGCATTATATAACAATCCTTATCAATATAGCTTTGGCGTTCCTGGGCAGATGAATCAGTTCCAGCAACAGCCTGTCCAGATTCCAGCTCAATCAGTGCAGCAACCACAGCAGAATAATAGCGGTATCCTGTGGGTATCCGGCGAAGTCGGCGCAAAATCCTATCTGGTAGCACCCGGGACAAGTGTTTTACTGATGGACAGCGAAAGTGAAAAGTTCTACATAAAATCCACAGATGTATCCGGTATGCCACAGCCACTGCGGACATTTGAATACCACGAGATAGGTTCTCAGATGCCGCCTAAACAGTCTGTTCAGAACATGGACAATAAATATGTCACCAGACAGGAATACGATGATTTAAAAGCTAAATGCGAAGCTATAGCAAGTCGATTAAATTCATTTCCTGAACCTGTTAGGGCTAATACCGTGCAGGAATCAGCGACCAAGGGAGGAAATGCAGATGAGTAATCCATTATTTAACGCCCTCGGTGGTGGGACGCCGCAGGGAAACGGACCAATGCAGATGATACAGCAGTTTATGCAGTTTAAGCAGAATTTTAAAGGAGATCCGAAAGCAGAAGTTGAGAAGATGTTACAGTCTGGGAAGATTTCCCAACAGCAACTTAATCAGGTTCAGCAGATGGCAGGGCAATTCCAGCACATGTTGAAAGGAATGAAATAGTACATTGCAATCTGGCCAGATTGATGTAAATACACAAAAAGGAGATTATATTATGGATGGAAATTATAGCTTAGCAGATATTGCCGCTGCTACTGGAAACGGTAGAAATAATGACGGCATGTTTGGTGGAGATGGCAGCTGGTGGATTATTGTTTTATTCATTTTTGCTTTCTTCGGATGGGGAAACAACGGATGGGGCAATAATGGAAACGGCGGAGGATATGTAGCTACAGCAGCTACTCAGGCAGATATTCAGAGAGGATTTGATAACTCCGCAGTAATCAGCAAGCTTGACGGAATCAATAACGGCCTCTGTGATGGATTCTATGCAGTGAACAACGGTATGCTTACCGGATTCAACGGCATCAATACGAATATTATGCAGACCGGCTTTGGAATCCAGCAGGCAATCAATGCTGATACTATAGCCAATATGCAGAATACAAACGCGCTCCAGGCACAGCTTGCAAACTGCTGCTGTGAAACCAGAGAAGCAATCCAGGGCGTGAACTACAACATGGCGCAGAACACCTGTGCATTGCAGAACACAATGAACAGTAACACAAGAGACATTATTGACAGTCAGAATGCAGGGACAAGAGCAATCCTTGATTACCTGTGCAACGAGAAGATATCCAATCTCCAGGCTGAGAACAATGATCTCAGACGCGCCGCTTCTCAGGATCGCCAGAGCGCACTGCTTACAACTGCAATGGCTTCACAGACACAGCAGCTTATTAATGCAATCAATCCGGCACCGATTCCGGCTTACCAGGTACCGAATCCGAACACATACTACGGATGCGGATGTAACACCGGATGCAATTGCTGATAACTTCATATCGAGAGTATCTTTCGATTAAATTCGGATGTCGGCTTATGCCGTATTACACAGAGGGGCAGGCCAAAAACCTGCCCTTTTGTGATATGAAAGGAGTATTTTTATGGCAGAATTTACAAATGTAGCTGCTCAGACCGTAGCAGCAAAAGGGAATGTAGTATTTTCAAGCACAGTAGTTAAAGGCTCTAATTGCATTCAGCACAGGGAAGGAAGCGGGATTATTACACTGAGAGGGCTTACTAACCAGTGCAAGGCTAGATTTTTCGTGGACTTCTCTGGCAATATCGCGATTCCAACAGGCGGTACAGTTGAAGCTATCTCTTTGGCAATTGCAATCTCTGGAGAGCCAGTATTATCTTCTCAGATGATTTCCACACCGGCAGCAGTAGATCAGTATAATAATGTGTCTTCCGGAATTTACGTGGATGTACCACGCGGATGTTGCGTTAATATTGCAGTAGAGAACACAAGCGATCAGGCTGTTTCTGTTGCGAACGCAAATATTGTCGTGACTAGAGAAGCGTAGGAGGTGCAGTTATGAGAGATATTAAAGACTTATGTGCAAGAATTGAAGACGAACTGTCCAAAATCGCAGATAGTGGGCTGACCACTGGAAACTTGGAAATGACATACAAGTTGATTGATATGTACAAAGATATAAAAAATACGCAGTACTGGGACAAAAAGGTGGAGTATTACAACGCCGTCCTTGATGAAATGCGTAGCGGATACAATGACGATTACAGTGAGCGCGGAAGAAAACGTGGCGGCATGGGGAGATACAGCCGCAGTGATGGAAGAATGATGTACCCAGATTATGATCGTGGCACCTCTTACGGTGATGAAAGTCGCGACTACGGAACCGGAAGAGGAAATTATAGCCGATCTGATGGACGAGACACTTACAGTGACTATATGACACAGAAACAGAATTATCGTTCTGGAAAGTCTGAGGACTGCAAGAGGAAGATGCTTGCCGCTCTGGAAGAACACCTTGACGAACTCACTACAGAAATGAGCGATATGTCCAAGGATGCAGAGTGCCGGGAAGAGCGTGATCTTGTTAAAAGATACGTTGAGAAATTAAGAAATATGCTTTGATTTTGTTAAATGTGGGGACAACTTTTTTTGCGGAATGTGATACTATAATCTTGCAAGGCATGGTGAACCTTGTAGGGCTTGCTGATTAGAAGTTTTTGCTTTCTTTTTCGTTTCATGTCCTCCTTTCTTTGTGAATATGTCCTTAATAGAAACAGATTTGAGCGGAATCTGGAGGTTGAAAAGCGGATGCAATTTCCGGCATATTCATTAGTCAGTTCGACTGACTGGTAACACCTCCTTATGAATGAAACAACATCTCCGTGAAAGTCGGATAGTGGCAGGCATAACACGATAAATACCTTGCTAACCCGGGAATCCGGGTTAATGGAATGTAGCTCAGTGGTAGAGCAGTAGCCTTATAAGCTATGTGCCGCAGGTTCGATTCCTGCCATTCCGATTATAGGTTTATCCTTATCCTGTGGACTGGAATTTAATCCAAATAGTCCCGAAAAGGTGTCTTCTGGGAAAGTGGCAACTATTGGCAGTGTTGCGGCGGTCTGTAAAACCGTTCCCTCGTGGTAAACATTATAGGTTCAATTCCTATCTTTCCCATTACCTTGCCAGTGGTCTAACTGGCTTAATCCATTTACCTGCGGCGGCAGGTCAATAAACACGACCAGGAGGATATATATGCAGAAACTTATTGACACATTAAAATCATTTGGAATTGAAATCCCGGAGGATAAACAAGCAGATGTGAAAAAGGCGCTTTCTGAGAATTATAAGAACGCCAAGGAAGTTGCAAAAACTCTGTTAAAAGTTGAGGGAGAACGAGATAACTGGAAAGAACGTGCTGAGGCAGCAGAAGAAACCTTAAAAGGCTTTGACGGTATCGACCCGGCGAATATTAAGACAGAGCTTGCTGGATGGAAGAAAAAAGCGGAGGACGCAGAGAAAGAATTCAATGCGAAGATCTATGACCGCGATTTCTCAGACGCACTCAAAGCAGCACTTGATGATGTTAAATTTTCCAGTGAGGCTGCAAAGAAGTCTGTTATGGCAGACATTAAAGAAGCCGGATTAAAACTGAAAGACGGTAAAATCCTTGGACTGAATGACCTGATCGAGCAGATGAAACAGTCTGACGCATCAGCTTTTGTGGATGAATCTCAGCAACAGGCTCAGCAGCAACAGGCGAGATTTACCACTCATGTTGGACAGCAGCAGATACCGGGAAACATGACAAAGAAAGATATTGAAGCGATCAAAGACCCATCTGAGAGACAGGCTGCAATTGCTCAAAATATCCAGTTATTCCAGTGATTTTTTACACCGACTATACACCAGAGTATAGCCGCTAACCCAATGCCTTAACAATTATGGGTAGAAAGGATTTTTTATATGGCAGCAAAAGCTAATCTTATTATGACTAATGATATTCAGGTAAAGGCACGTGAGATTGACTTCGTTACCAGATTTGAGAGAAACTGGGAACACTTGCGTGAGATTCTTGGTATCATGCGTCCAATCAAAAAGACACCCGGAGCGGTTCTTAAATCGAAATACGCAGAAGGCACACTACAGGACGGAAATGTTAAAGAGGGCGAGGAAATCCCTTACAGCAAATTCACTGTAAAAGAAAAGCCTTATGCAGAAATGAGCATTGAGAAGTACGCAAAGGCTGTATCTATCGAAGCGATCAAAGATCACGGCTACGAGAACGCTGTTCAAATGACCGATGATGAATTCCTCTTCCAGCTTCAGACCAATGTTACTGAAAGATTTTATGATTATCTGAAAACAGGTACTCTCTCATTCACGGAAACCACTTTCCAGATGGCTCTGGCAATGGCTAAGGGTCGCGTAGAAAACAAATTTAAGCAGATGCACAGAAATGTGACTGGCGTTGTTGGATTTGTAAATATTCTGGACGTGTATGAGTACATCGGCGCAGCTGAGATTTCTATTCAGAACCAGTTCGGCTTCCAGTATGTGAAAGACTTCCTGGGATTCAATACGATTTTCTTACTGTCTGACAGTGAAATTCCGAGAGGAACAGTAATCGCTACGCCTGTTGAAAATATCGTTCTGTACTATGTTGACCCGAACGAATCTGATTTCGCAAGAGCGGGTCTTGTATATACTGTATCCGGTGAAACAAATCTGATCGGATTCCATACACAGGGCAATTACCACACAGCAGTGTCTGAATCATTCGCAATCATGGGACTTACCCTCTTTGCAGAATATATTGACGCTGTTGCTGTCGGAACTATCAACGCAACTCAGACGCTTGGAACTCTGACTGTAAACTCCGCAGCAGGAAGTAAGAGCGGAGATACAAAAGTGACTGTTACTCCGGCAAAAGTAAGCGCAGGGAATGTATATAAGTACAAAGTTGCATCATCTGAGACTTCCGTAGACTACGGACAGAATGTGAAGAACTGGAGCGCGTGGGATGGAGAATCTGACATTACTGCAACAACAGGGCAGGTAATCACAGTGGTTGAGTGCGACAGTACCTATAAGGCGTTAAGTGCCGGACATGCGACTGTAACAGCAAAATGATGATTGCAGGAGGTAACTGGCATGGCTTATACAGACTATGAATTTTACAAAACTTCATATTTCGGTTCAGTTGTGCCAGAAACCGACTTTCCACGATTAGCAGAAAGAGCCAGTGATTTCGTGGACACAATGACATTTGACAGGCTGGTGGACGGACTGCCAACAGATGAACGCTCTCAGAAGCGTATCAAAAAGGCGGTCTGTTCATTGGCTGAAAAAATGTATCAAATTGAACTTGCTGAAAGGAATGCTACTAATGCCGCTGTGAGCGGTACGTCAACCGCAATCGGGTCCGGTGGTAGCACGACAGGCATTGTAACATCTGTATCATCTGGCAGTGAATCCATATCTTACGCAACGCCTCAGCAGATTGGAGCAAGTGCAAAGGAATGGAGCGCAGTGTATGCAGCCGCCGGGGACGTACAGAAAACGAACGACTTACTTCTTAAGACAGCTTTGCCGCTGTTGATGGGAGTGAGGACGGATGATGGAATACCAGTTCTTTATGTGGGGGCGTAAACGAAATGAATACAGTAATGTGCTTTTTAACTGGCGGACACAGATTTAAAAGTCCTGCTGAATCAAAATGTAACGACAAAGAAAAGACTTGTACGATTACGGAAACTTGCTGTAAATGTGGTAAGGTGTTTTCGTTTACTAGCACATACAAACAATTTGGCATTCCAGATTTAAGGTGACAAATAATGTGATACCAGTATTGTATGCAGGAGTGTAATTATGGAATTAAAAGAACTCACCAGTAAAGTAATAGAACTGTTGAAGATCGAAAGCCCAGAACAGATTCCAGATTCTTTGATGGAAATTGTACTGAATGGAAAAACGGAATATTTCGACAAATTCTGTAATCTGGTAGAGGACTTGTCTATTGATTGGTTACAGAAGATCTTCCAGTATTACCTTGCCGATAGAAAAGTAAAGATGCAGGATTACACGCCTGTTTCACTGGCAAAATTTGTCGGAAAACTGGTACGGACAGAAAATGAACACACTGTATATGATTTATGTGCCGGAAGTGGTGCGTTGACTATTCAAAAATGGAATCTGAATAATGAATTGAAATTCGTATGTTATGAGTACGATAAAACGGTTATTCCGATTTTGCTTTTCAATTTGGCGGCAAGAAATATTGATGCAGTTGTTGTAGATGGCGATGCATTGCAGGATGAAGTTTTTGCAATTTATCTTGTAAAGAAAGGTGATAAATATTCTTCTGTAAAAAAGACAGAAAATTTTAAGCCAGAAAAGACAGATAGTTGTATTTCAAATCCACCATATAATATGAAGTGGAAGATACCGCCGTTTGCACAGTTGCAACCTCGCTTTAATGACTGTGAGTTGCCTCCAGAAAGCAATGCAAACTATGCTTTTGTTTTGACCGCATTAGATAACTGCAAGGAAAAAGTTTCAATGATTCTTCCGTGTGGGATATTAACTTCAGAACTAAAAAATGAAATAGAAATAAGAAAGTATCTTATTGAGAAGAATCTGATAGAATCAGTTATTTTGTGTCCAGATAAAATGTTTGAAGCTACTTCGATTGCAACTTGTCTTTTGACACTGAACAAGAAAAAAGAGACAACACATATTGCATTTTTAGATATGCGTAAAACTTGCGATGTAGAGCAAAGAGAACAGAATGGACAGTTTGGTGGGGCAAGCCACGAAAACAGAACATACAAAAAAACAGTTAATGTTTTTACTGACGAACAGATGGAAAACGCCATTGATTCTATCGTTAATCAGAAAAATGTCCCCGAATTTTCAAAAAGCGTGCCTTTTCAAACTGTAGCAGAAAACAAATATACTCTTCTCCCAACACGATACCTTGAATTTAAAGAAGAGGATTTTACACACAGAGATTATGGAGAAATCATTGACGACTTAAACAGAGTTATCAATGAGAAAAATGGTCTCAAACTGACAATGAATGAAACGCTTGCAAAATCAATCGGATTGTATGACATATTCCAGATGTTCAAGCAGTCGGAAGAAACAGCGGATTCCATGAATCAGATGCTTGCTTTTACCGGAAAGAAAATCGAAAAAGAAAACTTTATTTCCATGACGAAGAAAGCAGGAGAACTGAAATTTGAAAACGGAAGCAAGAATAACATATCAACTATATTACTTTCAATTTTGCAGATGTGGAAACAGCACATAATGTATCTGAACAATGAAGAAAACAGATATTTGATAGAATTGAGAGACGTACTTTTACCAGATTTAATGTCTGGAAAAATTGATTTGGGAGGTGATAAATAATGGAAGCATTATTTACAAATGTAACTCTGATTCTGGCAGTAATCAGTGTTTTGGCGTTTTGCGTGTCTGTGATTACGCAGGTGATTAAAAATGTTGGGTTCCTGTCGAAAATTCCGACAGATGCCTTGGTGCTTGTACTGTCTATCGGCATTACTGTAGCCGCTTTTGTAGCGTATATGCAGTATATCCACATGACAATCTTGTGGTATATGATTTTAGCAGCTATCATGGCTGGGTTTATTGTGGCGTTTATTTCCATGTTCGGCTGGGAGAAGATTACGGAATTGTGGAAACGAACGTCCAAGGTTGATGTGGATAAGCTGAAAAATAAATGATTAAGGAGAGGGTATCATGTATAGCAAAACAGTAACAGTTTTCAACTATTACGAAAGCAAAACAACTGGAGATGCGTACTGGTATCCTCATGTTTTATCCGGCGTTGACCTTATTACGGACAAGGGGGCAATTCTCAAAAAGTATGGACCAGACGCAACAGACAACGCACAGTTACACATCCGATATACCATCCAGAACGGCGATATAACCATTTCTGACAAGGATGGTAAGATTCTCCCATATGTACCGCCTAAAGAGTGGAAAAGGCAGATTAACAACGCTCTGGAGGATACTATTACATTCTCAGACGAATCGTTCTTCTGGGAGGGCGAGTGGACTGGTGGAATAGTAACTGATGGTGATTACAGAAATGGATTTTATCAATACATGAACCAGAACAAGGACAATGTCTTTAAAGTCACCAGTGCGGGCGGACCATATACACTGATACCACATTTTGAAATATTAGGAAAGTAGGATGTAATATGGCGGATAAACCGATCGGCAAGGACGCAGAGGGATATGAGATTCTGACAGAAGCCATGAAAGCTTTACTGAATCAGTATCCTGGACTGTATGAAAACGAAACAATCAAATATGAGGAACTGGGAACTGATAGCGGTATCTCGTTCTTTGCGGATACCGGAGCATTAATCTATTCAGAAAAAGAAGATGTATGCGGAACGATGCACCAGGTGTGCCAGTATCCGTTTATCGTGGTATATCGCACAGCTTCCGAAAAGGAGCGCCAGAAGCTATCTGTTCAGAAGTTTCTGGACAACCTTGGCAAGTGGATTTGCCGGGAACCAGTCACAGTAGATGGCACTGAGACGCGCTTATCCGCTTTTCCAGAGCTTTCCAGAGGGCGAGTGATAAAACGCATCATTCGCGATAATTCCTACGGCACAGAGCCGCAGGAGAACGGCGTACAGGACTGGTTACTTCCAATCACGGTAAAATACGAATATGACTGGGAAAAATGGTGATTACACCAATTAAATATAATAACTAACCGGCTATCAATCGGAGATAGTCGCTAACCTACACAGCCTTTTAAGAGTTATAGGCAGAAAGGACATTTCTATGGCAGTTACAGGCAAAATTGACCGTAAATATATGGCTCATTATATTGATGCAGGTTCCCTCTGCGGAGGGCTGACACCGAAATATGAGCGTCTTGGAAAAGATCTGGAAGAGTACAATGTCGAACTCAATCCAGACACTGAAACATCTAAGAACATTCTCGGAGAACCCACATTCAAACACAACGGCTACGAAGTTTCTTCTGACGCTGATCCGTTCTATGCAGACACTACTTCTGATCTGTTCACAGCATTACAGAAGATTGTAGATGGACGCCTCAAAGACGATAATCTCAAGACAAAAGCAGTTGAAGTCCATCTCTGGACAGAAGCCACAGCAGGCAAGTATGAAGCATACCAGCAGGATTGCTACGTTGTACCGACTTCCTATGGCGGTGATGCATCCGGCTATCAGATTCCGTTTACTGTGAACTACGTTGGTGAGCGTGTAAAAGGAAAATTTGATATCAGTTCCGGTACATTCACAGCTGACAGTGAATAAGCACATATACAAGGAGGACACGCCAAATGGCAAAAGTAATTAATACTAAAATTGATGATGGAATTCTCGTTTTTACATTCACAAATAACAAAGACGAAGTTTTTTCTTCTTTCAAACTGAACCCGACAGATATCAATGTGGCAGCACGTGCAGAAGAACTGGAGGAGTGCTTTGAACAGTTCAAGGCTTCCGTCCAGAAAGTCACATCTGGTAAAGAAATGGCGGAACTGAATAAACAGATTGAGGATAAAATCAATTATCTCCTTGGATATGAAGCATCCAAGGACCTGTTTAAAGAACCAATTACCGCAACAACTGTATTCGGTAATGGCCAGGTATTTGCTTATATCGTTCTGGACAAGATCGCAGAAGCAATCGCACCGGAAATCGAAAAGAGGAAAAAGAAAATGCAGGCAGCAGTCAATAAGTATACGGAGAAATATACAAAATGACCGCCTATGAGCTTCCCACCTCACTAAACATAAGTGGGGTGGATTTTTCTATCAGGACAGATTTTAGAGCGATCATTGATATTCTCATTGCACAGAATGATCCAGAGTTAGACGAACAGGCAAAAGCAGTTGTTATGTTGCAGATTCTGTTCGAGGATTGGCAAAGCATACCCTCAGAACATCTTGTAGAAGCTTGTCGGAAAGCTTGCGAGTTTATTGACTGTGGTCAAGTTGACGATAGTCCGAATAAACCCAAACCTCGCTTGATGGACTGGAAACAAGACGGAGATATGATCGTTCCGGCTGTAAACAAGGTTGCTGGTAAAGAAATCAGATCAGTGCCTTATATGCACTGGTGGACATTCTTTGGATATTTCATGGAATCTGGTGAATGCCTGTTCAACACGGTTGTTGGAATCCGGTCAAAAAAAGTAAAGGGCGAAAAGCTTGATAAATGGGAAAAGAAATTCTATCAGGAAAACAAGAATATTATTGACATAAAAACACGTCTCAGCGAAGAAGAGCAAGCTTATAAAGATAAGCTAAATGAGATGTTGAACCTCAAATAGTTAGGAGGTGGACACATGGCTGCTGATGGCTCAGTCATTATTGATACCAGAATGGACACATCGGGTGTGCAAAATGGCGTATCAGCTATAAAACAGTCATTTAACAGCCTTGGGAGTGCTGTAAAAAAAATCGGTCTGCTGATTGGTGGGGCTTTTGCTGTTGGTAAATTGGTACAGTTCGGCAAAGAGTGCGTTGCCCTTGGTTCCGACCTCGCAGAAGTGCAAAACGTGGTTGATGTTACATTTACAACCATGTCGGATAAGGTTAACGAATTTGCGAAGAGCGCAATGACCACTGCCGGTCTGTCAGAAACGATGGCGAAACAATATGTTGGTACGTTCGGAGCAATGTCTAAGTCATTCGGATTCTCAGAGGCACAGGCTTATGACATGTCAACGGCTTTAACACAGCTGACTGGTGACGTAGCATCATTTTATAATATCAGTCAGGACCTGGCTTATATCAAACTGAAATCAGTGTTTACGGGTGAAACGGAAACGCTCAAAGATCTCGGCGTGGTAATGACCCAGTCGGCACTAGACCAGTACGCACTGGCGAACGGATATGGCAAAACCACATCCGCCATGACCGAGCAGGAGAAAGTAGCTCTCCGTTTGGCTTTTGTGCAGAAACAGTTATCGGCTGCATCTGGTGATTTCATTCGAACATCTGACTCATGGGCGAATCAGGTGCGAGTGATGCAGCTGCAGTTGCAGTCATTAAAAGCAACAGTCGGACAGGGATTAATTAATATTTTCACACCTGTTCTGAAAGTGATCAATATTCTGCTCGGCAAATTGGCGACACTGGCGAATGCTTTCAAAAGCTTCACGGAACTGATTACTGGCAAGAAATCATCAGGTCAAACAAGTGGAAGTGGTGCGGGACTTGCTGGAACAGATGCGATCGCAGATACAGCAGACCAGTACGGACAGGCTGCGGATAATGCGAAACAGCTTGCAGATGCAACGAATGATAACGCAAAGGCCACTAAAAAGGCAGATAAAGAAGCAAAAAATTATCTTTCTTCATTGGACGAAATACACAAAGTCACATCTACAGGTAGTAACTCATCTTCCACGCCATCTTCATCTGGCGGAAGTGGTGGAGCGTCTGGAGGATTATCTGGTGTAGTAAGCAATGTGGATTATGGCAGTTTAGCAGAGAGCGAAAATGCACTGGACAAAATCAGCGATTCTGCCAAGAAGCTTGCTGATCTGCTCAAGAAGCTCTGGAAGCCATTTCAGGATGCATGGAAGAAAGAGGGCAAGAATACTATTAATGCAGCAAAAACCGCACTTGATGGACTCAAAAAGCTCGCTGTAAGTGTAGGCAAAAGCCTTGTAGAGGTCTGGACAAATGGCACAGGCACAACGATGCTTACGACCATGCTGAGGATTGCTCAGAACGTGCTTAAAACTATCGGAAATATTGCATCCGGTTTCGCGGATGCGTGGAACAAGAACAGTGTAGGAACACAGATTATACAGAACATTGCAAATGCTCTTGTAGTAGTTATGCAGTTTGTTGAGAAAATCGCAGAGGATACAGCGACATGGGCGGCGAATCTCAACTTTTATCCACTATTGGAATCTATCAGCAATTTAACCAGTACATTTGCTCCAATTTTAGAATCCATCGGAAATGTTCTTGAATGGATTTACAACAATATCGTTCTCCCGATGCTCAAATGGCTGATTGAAACAGGAATTCCAACAGTGATTAACCTAGTGTCTGATTTGGCAGGATTCTTTGCGGATCACCAATCAATTATCGAAGCATTCGGTACGGCTTTGATTGGAGCATTTGCCGCTACAAAAATAGCAGGATTAGCTTCGAGTATTGGTAAAAGCATCAGTACGATCATGTTGTATGCAAAAGGCCTCATAGCATTAATGACTGGTTCCGGCGGAATTATAGGCGGTATTAAAGCTATTGCAACAGCTATCGGACCGGGGGGGATATTTGCTATTGCCGTTGGAGCTTGTATTGCGATTGGCGTATTACTGTACAAAAACTGGGACAAAATCAAAGAAGTTGCAGGAATCGTAGCATCCGCTGTTGTTGGCTTCTTCAAAGCAATGGGCAAAGGTGTAAGTATGATTCTTTCTGATCTGAAAGAGACAGTTACTGGAATTTTGGGTGCGATAGGAACACTTGTTTCAAATGTCGTTTCTTCGATAGTTAAATTTGTTACTTCAAAGACGCGAGAAATGGCAGAAGCGGCAACCAGAAAAATTAGCGACATGAAAGAAAAAGCTTCAACTTTATGGAACGGTATGAAAGCCAATGCAAGAGAAACCTGGGAGAATATCGTGACGATTGTGGGAAATAAAGTTGCAGCTATCCGCGATGCTATTGTAAACAAATTTACATCGGCAAGAGACAGAGTGGTGGAAATTTTTGGCGGTATCCGTGATACCATCCGGGATATTCTAAACAAAGTGATCGGAATTGCAAACAGCGCTATTGGAACTGTAAACAGTGCAATCGGCGGCATTGAATCAGCATTTACATTCGGACCGTGGAAGATTCCAACTCCTTTTGGTTCAAGAACAATTGGATTTACGGCTAATTTCCCAAGAGTTCCTACAATTCCATATCTTGCAAAAGGTGCCGTTATTCCGCCAAGATCAGAGTTCCTTGCAGTGCTTGGAGACCAGAAGAACGGGCGCAACCTGGAAGCACCGGAAGGTGTTATCCGAGAAATTATTGATGATGCATTTGCAAGGCATCAGCAGGGCAGCAGTGGTAACTTCCGATTTACAGCGCAATTGAACCGCAGAACAATATTTGATGAGATGATTGATGAAGCAAAGTTAAGGCGTGATGCAAGCGGCACAAATCCGTTTGAATTGGCATAGGGGGAGGGAGAGAACGTGGCATTTTCAATAAGCAAATCAATAACTGATAGATATAAAATAAATGGACTTCTCATCCCTCAGCCAGATAAGGATATGCAGTGTAAATTCGAAACTACATATTCAGAAGGAAGTAACCGCACACAGTATGGAAGAGCAATAATAGTACCACTTTATACAGTTATGCAATATAGCTATAAAGCCACAAATGTTCGCGTTGATGAGAAATCAACTAATCTCGTAAACGCAATCATTAAAGGAGAACCATTTATGTTGTATCACTGGTTAGCGCACAAAAACGAATGGCGTTCAGAACAGTTTTATGTTGGGAAAATGCAATATAATATAGCTCAAGTAGGAGAATATTATTCTGAAATATCATTCAATATGCAGGGGGTGAATCCACTTGATTAATGCATCTAAAGCATTTAAAAATGCACTTGCAGAAGGCAAAATACTATATGAAATAGTGGATATCACCTTCGCCGATGGGAGAAAAAAGACCTTAGATAGTGAAATTCTGGTAGGCGGAGGAGACTTTACGGATTGCGCAGAAAGCAGCAGCTTTCCGATTGGAGCTACAGTATGTAAGTCTATGACTCTGAGTATAGATAACACAGAGGATCAATGGAAGGATTATTATTTTTATAAAGCAAAATTAACTGCTTATTTGAAAATGAAAATATATGATACTGTAGAGACTATTAAAAAAGGAACCTACACCATTACAACTCCGGAACAGTACGGTGAAGTACTTGAATTTACTGCTCTGGATGATATGTATAAAGCGAATGCATCTTATACAAGCAATCTGGTGCTTCCACAGTCGGCTTTTACGTTGCTTCGGGATGCTTGCGCAACGGTTGGAATCTCTATGGGCTTTTCATCCATGGAACATGGGAGCATGGTGATCAACAGCATTCCGGACGGAATTACTTTCCGGCAGCTGATCGGCTGGATAGCTATGTTAGATTCAGCAAATGCGAGAGTGGATGTAAATGGTAATTTACAGTTAATTAAATGGGATTTCGATTCTGTATCAGTAGATTACGGAGTAACAGTTGGGGGAGATGGATATCTTGTATTCGGAGGAGGATCAAGCGCAGATTCCAACGGATTCATTTCTCCAAGCGCCGGAAACTGGTACTTAGATAGTGATGGGTATCTCACATTAAAAGAAGGAGTTGGAAATCCTACCAGATTAAGAGATTATCTTTCTTCTCCGACTCTCTCAAGCGACGATATCGTAATAACCGGAATCAAGGTAAAAAATACGGAATCAGATTCCATGTACGGAAAAGATGGGTACGTCCTGGAATTGGAGAATAATTTGCTTAGTGATGCCGATCTTGAAACTGTAGCTGGTTGGATCGGAGGTAATCTAATCGGGAAATCATTCCGGAGCATGGAGGGAAGTCTGATTTACAACCCGTTAACAGAATTTGGAGATATGGCTTTTACTTACGACAGAAAAGAAAATAAGTATATAACGCCAATTACCGATGTATCAAGCAGGCTGAACGGAACAACAGATGTAAAAACAAAAGCCGAAAATCCAATAAGAGGGAGTAGCAAATTTTTATCATCTGCTGATAAAACATTAATAGCTGCTAAAAAAATCATTGAAAACGAAAAAACAGCCAGAGAACAAGCTGTTAAAAAACTTGAAAATGCGCTGGCTAATTCAGAGGGACTTTTTGAAACTCTTGAGGTGCTTGAAGATAAAAGCGTTATTACTTATTTGCACGATAAACCATTACTAGAAGAATCAAAAGTTGTGATAAAGCTAACCAGTAATGCTATAGGGGTTTCCAATGATGGCGGTGAAACTTATCCATACGGATTTGTTGTTGACGGAACACTGATAACAAGGCTTTTATACGCAGAAGGGATAAATGCGAATTATATAGATTCCGGTGCTTTAACTGTGAGGGATTCTGATGGAAATATAATATTCCAGGCAGATATGAATACAAAAAAAGTATATCTCGATGGATCCGTGCAGATAGGCGGTGGAAAATCTATCAATGATATCAAGCAAACAGCTGAAAATGCAATGAAAGCAGCTGCGCTTGCTAAAAATATGACATTGCAATTAAGCAACGAGTATCAGGGAATATCTGTTGACTCTAACGGGAATTACGGGACATTTCCAAGTGGTGTGACTACACAGGCAGTCGTGATGTACGGAACACAGGATATTACGGCTGATTGTAGTTATACGATATCAAAATCTGATGGAGTGGATGGAACATGGAATATCTCAACAAAAACATATACTGTAACTGGATTAAATACAGATAATGGATGGATAGATATAAAAGCTACTTATCTGGAAACATTATCCGTTAGCAAAAGATTCTCTGTTTCAAAGCAATACGCCGGGGAAAAAGGAGAACAAGGCGTACCTGGCAGAACGTATTTTATTGAAATGTCAGCGGATATTTTAAAACGTGGACAGGATAATAAAGTATCACCAAACAATATAACTGCAAAAGCATATTATAGAGATGGGGATAAGGCAGAAAGAAAAGAATATAAAGGCAGATGGAAAGTTCAAACATCAACTGATGGATCTACTTATAGTAATGTTTTAGCAAGTATTTTGGATGAATCAGAAAAATCTTATACAGTTGGATCATTGGACAGAAGTGTTGTGTATATAAGGTTTATATTGTATGAAGCTGGAGGAAACAACAATCAGCTTGATATACAGACTATTCCAATATTGATTGATGTGGACGCACTTACCCACGAAGAGATATTTAATCTTCTTACAAATAATGGTTTCATGAAAGCAATTTATAAAGAGGGCAACCAGTTATATATTTCATTCACCTATGCAAAAGGCGGAACGCTGAAGCTTGGCGGTCCAAATAATGGATATGGCACCTTTGAGGTGTACGACGCGAATGGAAATATAATAACTCAAATAGATAACTCAGTTGGGTTTAAAAACTTCAAGGGAAAAGAGTGGTTCCAAATAAATGAGTCTGTAGCTACAGCTGGTTACGATTCCTCCCTTGTTCATGGACTTCTTGATTTATCCGCGCAATACTCTGATGGATATTGGACTGTTTTGGAGAGCAAACAAGCTGGTCTTCTTTTAAAAACGGTATCCAGAATGAAAGTGGAGACTACCGGAAGCAGTTCGTTGACTCTCAATGTGCCAGAAATGCCTAAGCTTATAACCGGTAGTAACTTAGGAAAAAATAACAATGGAGATGTCGGAACAATTGCATCATCCTCTATGCATTATAAAATTCTTGGGAAAACCGTAAAGGAAGACGAACTGGAAGACCTCTATAAAATCAAAGTAATATGGGCGAAGTACAAAGACGGATATCTTATGGAGCAAGACGAACGGTGCGGTAAAGAAATGCCAATGTTTATTGCAGAGGATATTGACCGCAGATTTCCGATCGCTGTTGACCACGATGAGAAAGGCAAGGCCGAGAACTGGAATTACCGCATTATGATTCCTTGCATGTTCGCAATGTTGAAAAACGAGCATGAAAAAGTCAAAGAATTGCAATCCGAGTTAGAATCAATCAAAACAGAATTGATGGAATTAAAAGAGTTTATTAATCAACACATAGTAAAAAAGGAGGTATAAAAATGTCTGACAACAAACCTATCACGCGAGAAGAAATGTATCTCGCAAAGTTAACTGGAGATTATACAGGGAAGGTACCAGAGCCAATAACCAGGAAAGAAAGATATCTGTATAAACTGTGTATTGATGGAATTGGAGCTAGTAAGGAAAATATCGCAGAAGCGGTCCAGACGTATCTGACTGGTAAGGGCGTTGGACTTAACATGGATGCAGATGGCTATGTGAGTTTAAAAGCAAAGGAGAACAGTTGATATGGCCGATACATTTAAAGGGATAATTACAGCAGATGGAAAGAAGAGACAGTTGCCTTATAGAAATGTTATCGAAACGCCCGTGTCTGATGAAACATTGTCCATACAGGGAGCATTTGCCGACTCCAAAGCCGTAGGCGACAGATTCAAAGAAGCAAAGACAGAAACTGATTCGCTAAAGGAAGATTTAGATAAATCAAAAGAAAATATCTCACAGTTATTTGAAGCATCAGAAACACTTGAAGATGCTGCATTTAATACAGAGATGTATCCTTTAGAACTATCAGCATGGGAAACCGAAGGGTGGTATTCTTCAAAAGGAGTAAAATATACTACACCTGGCTATGTGAATTCTAAAAATGAAATTGAGCCTAACAAAACATATAAAATTCATTATTTTTCATATTATGAAACAACATATGCCATACTGGATGAAAATGATAATATTTTATCTGTTGGTGAATCTGCTGATAGTGTGGGAGAAGCAAGTCACTCAAAGTGGATTGATGAAACTATTATCACACCATCGAACGCAAAATATATTGCATTGTCAAGTGGAGATAGCGGAACTGAAATATTAAACAGAAATGAAACATCACTTACTTTAAGAGTAGTAAATACTATGCAATTTTATGCAATAGATTTTAATTACGAAGCATCGAAAATGCTATCTCCATCATGGACTATCATAGATAGTGGGACTATTGAGTTCTTTTTCGCAAAAGTACCAGTTGAAAATCAGAAACATGTGCGTTTAACATCCACTACAAACTGGGGTAATCCGCATTACGGGTTTAAGGATAAAGACGGTAATATTATATCTATAAAGTCTGCGTCATCTGGAATCCAAACATTGACAAATGAAATTATAGATATTCCATCAAATGCTGTCGAACTTATCATTAATCAATATGCTAAATATCCAATCAGAATCGAAACATTACAGAAAATAACTGATAAGAAATGGAAAGGTAAAAAATGGGTTGTTATAGGTGACAGTTTAACAGCTTTAAACGGAAGGGCATATAAACATTATTTCGATTATATTTCATGGAAAACGGGTATTGAAATAGTTTACATGGGTGTTTCTGATACAGGATATGCAAAGGGGATTTCTAATAACAATGCATTTTATCAGAGAATTGAAAACATTGATACAAGTGCTGATGTTATTACCATTTTTGGTTCTTTTAATGATTTGGCATCTGGACTTTCAATTGGAAATATTACAGACAATACAAATGAGACAATTGCAGGTTGCGTTAATTTGTGTATCAATGAAATTTATTCAAAAATTCCGCTCGCAAATCTTGGAATTGTAACTCCTTGTCCATGGGAGCAATACACTCCAATGGATTCTGACGATTCTGCAAGTGTTAAATACGTTGATGTTTTGATTGACATTTCTAAAAAAAGAGGTATTCCATGTCTGGATTTATTTAGAGAATCTGGTATTAGACCATGGGAATCAACCGTAAGAAGTGCTATTTATAAAAACGATAACGGAAGTGGAACCCACCCAGATAGCGATGGACAAAGAATTTTATATCCTAAATTCGAATCACTTTTAGAAAAACTGATTTATTGATAACTGAGCTAAAGAGGGCTTTAGTTAACCAGTAAAAACCAAAACATGTACCACGACTTTAACGAAAAATTACGCTCCTTAATTTTGAGGGGCGAACCAAATATGAAAGGAATTATATAATGAGCAAATTACAGGAATTTTTAAACCTTGGTGATTATTACGCATCCAACGGCGGGTACCTTGAAAAGAAAAGTAATGCCTATCTGGATGATTTTAAGAAAAATGCTGGATGCAACAATTACACAAAATTTGCAAGAGATGTAAATAGTTGGGGGCAACCAGGATGCCAGGGGCAGCCGTGGTGTGCGGAGTACCAGTTTTGGAAATTGGTAAAAGTTCTCGGAATTACAAAAGCCTTGCAGATTATGGGTGGAGGATTTTACAATTGCGTATCAATCACTAAATGGGCTAAGAAAAAAGGCACTTGGCGTAATACTCCAAAGGTAGGCGCACTTGTAATCTTCCGCAATGGCTCCCATGTTGGAAGTGTGCAGAGTTTTGATAGCTCGAGAATCTATACAAATGAAGGAAATACTTCTAGTGCAGCTGGAGTAGTAGCAAATGGCGGTGCAGTCCGAAATAAGTCCTATTTAATCAGTGATTCTTCCATTGATGGATATGTTTGGATTGACTGGGGGTCTTACGAAGAGACAGCCACATGGAAAAAGACTGGAACCAGAGTGGCAACAGTGAATGATTTGTATGTCCGCGAGACACCGAATGGTTACGTTATGGGTTCAATCAATAAAGGAACCGTTGTTGAAATTGACGAAAAGACAAGCGGAAAGTGGACGCATGTTAAAGTTTCCGGTATCGGTATTGGCTGGATCTGGACTGGATATCTGGCGGAAAAGGCAAATTCCGAATCTTCCACTATCACAGACAAGCAGGACAAGAGACAGGTTCTATTTAAAGGAAATGTTGCTGCAACTGTTCTGAATGTTCGTACATGGGCTGGAACTGAGTATCCAAATATTAAAAAATACCCGAAGCTTAACCAGGGAAATGAAGTGGAGGTAATGAATTTTACCCAGAAAGATAAAAACGGTAGTAAGTGGTATTATATCCGTATTGCAGGAAAGTATTATGGCTTTGTATCTGCAAAATATATTAAGAAGCAGTAAAAATATCCCGGGGAATTAACCCCGGGAATTTCTTTTATTTAATTACTGATAACATCAATGAGCCAGTTCGTCAGCACATAGAAGATATCATTAATTATTCTTCTGGATTTTCGGGAAAATGTCGAGCTGAAAACCAATCTCGTTGCCTTTCCCATAAGCGTTTTTGGCATCTTTTGAGTATGTAACCTTTTCAATTAAACTCTTAAGCATTCTATTCTTCGATTCCGTATCAAGGCTCCAATAGTTATCAAGCAGCTCTTCGCAACGCGGGATAAAATCCGACTGTTGTTTTATAATGTTCTCGTCATGTTTGATTTCTTCTTTTAATTTTTCTATAGTGTCGGAGCATGACTGGATAGATGCGGATATTGTTTTGGCACGTTCAAGGAAAACCTCAGTGGTATAGATACCCTGTTCGAGTAGGTCATATTGTTTTGCTTTTTGGGCGTTTAAGCTTTCCAGCTCGTTTTCTTTTTCGTGTATGAGATTCTGCTTAGAAGTTATTCCGCAATCAATAGCCTTTGAAGATATATTAATATCATTGTTTAACTTATATTCCTCCACGATCTCCTTAATTCCATTAATCACAGATTTTTCAACCAGAGACAATTTGCTACTTACTGTGGGGCAAGACGTATATGGACACATGAGGGTATCTTCCTGTCCACGCTTTTGATAAGGGCGTCGGACCATAGCACGTCCACATTTGCTGCAATAGACAATTCCGGCAAGTGGATTACGAATCGAGTTTGCTATACTAACTGGGCGAGGTGGATTCTTTTTTCGAATTTCCTGGACGGAATTATACAGATCCTCCGATATAATAGCCGGATGCAATCCATCACAAATAAGAGTATCTTTTGATCGAGGACGCGCCTTAATTACTTGACCATTCTGTATAGTCTTCACTGTTTTTCGACCATTCCACCGGATTTTCCCGATGTATACCGGATTTGTCAGAATTCCCTGTATGCTGGCAGGAGTCCAGTCGCCGCCCAGTGCAGATTCTATTCCCATTTCATTTAATTTCCGTGCAATCTTCGCAATTCCAATTTGTTCGCAGCCATCACCGGCATACCAGGTGTAGATCATTTTTACAATCTCAGCTTGAGTCGGAACAGGTCGGAGAGTATAGCCTTTTTCTTTTTCAAGTTTTACTCTTTCGTATCCGTAAGGTGGTTTGTTACCACAATACTTGCCCTCTTTGACAGATGATATTCTTCCAACGTTCAGCCGGCGCTTGATGGTTTTATACTCTCTGCGGCTCATAAATAGCCCAAACTCAAAATATTCTTCATCAAATTCATTGTTCGGGTCGTATATTTTTGTTGGGGTAATAATCTTCGTGTCGGAATATTGGAATGCTCTGGACACAACACCTTGGTCGATGGTGTCACCTCTGGCAAGACGTTCCACCTCTACAACCAGGACTCCATCCCACATGCCGGATTCTACCTCGTGAAGAAGTTGCTGCATGACAGGACGGTCGGCGATAGTTTCTCCAGATACCACTTCGCGGTAAATTGCACCCACAATGTACTCTTTTTTCTTTGCAAGATCTAACAGGATCCGTTCATGTCTGGCAAGAGTTTCACCCTCTCCGTGCGCTTCAGCTTCCCGATCGGCTCTGGATTTCCTTAAATAGATACATACTGATTCATTCATTTTATCATTCTCCTTTTTTTTACTTGTGTGATAATCCAGGAGATGATATAATTATGGTGTAGGTAAGATTTTCTCCGAGATTATCTTATTTATTAAACCGGTTCCTGTTGGTCGCAGGAGCCGGCTTTTTATTTATCTAATTGGAACATTAAATATTGCGGAATATTTTGTGTAACTATTTCCAGCATAGCTATCAATATATATTTTCAACGGTCCTTTATGATCTACTGCAATGCAGCTCTGCGCATGGCATTTTGCGCCTACAGGAATAGACTGTGGGGAGTATGTAGGAGAGTTTGGATAAGAATATCCTGCATATCCACTAGAATCTATAACTCGTTCGATGTCTAATGATATAAATAAACCATCCATCATTTCATCAGTATACCCAATGTTTTCATAGGTATAGTCAATCAAATAAACAGCTGCTGGATTTTTGTCTGAATAAGGATTCCTTTCTGACATTTCAGTTGCGTAATTAATTGTAAGTCTCCACTGTCCAGGAACTGTCCAAGTCTGACCGAGGTTGAATACAGGTGTTACTGTATTGTCAGTTCTGCTGTTTGATGGCTTTGGCGTAGGTGTTGCTGGAACCGTAACTGTCACTGACTGGGAAAATTCATAGGTGGAAACCTTAGCAGTGATAAAAACAGTACCAGCTTTTTTAGCTGTAGCCTTTCCTTTTGAGTTGATTGATACAATAGACTTATCACTAGACTTCCATTTTACCTTCTGTTTTGTCCCAGAAACTTTAAACTGGTATGTTTTACCATTAATGATAGAAGCTGTCTTGCTGGACAGTTTAGGAGTTTCTACAATCAGTTTGCATTTGTAAGTGGTTTTGCCTTTCTTTGCAGTGATTGTTGTTTTACCTTTTTTCTTAGCAGTTACAATTCCCTTTGATGACACAGTTGCAACCTTTTTGTTGGAACTTTTCCACTTAAATTTAGAACCTGGAATTTTTAATTTAGCAAGCTCTGTGGTGCAGATATATGCTGTAACTGTTTTTCCTTTTTTTAATTTGATTGACGAACGATAACCTCCGCCAGTCACTGAACTTGCGCCAGATACATTCTGGTTAGAAGAATTAGTTACTTGATTAGAGGTTGCTGGATTATCAGTAAATCCGCTTCCGTCCCCGAAATCCTCCGCATATACAGGCGTGAAAAGCAATAATGCGGATAAGATTACGGAAAGAATTGTTGTCTTTTTCATTCTCATATAAAACCCTCCTTATATGGTTTATTTTATCTGATTGTACCACAGCACAAAGCAAAATAAAACATAATATTTCTAAGTAAAGTATAATAAGCATGTCGAATTTTCTCGATTTTCGTCAAATACAGCATTAATGTAAGAAAATTTGTGCAAGATTGAGATATTGTATAATTGTTATATTGAGAGTATAATATAAACTAATTTTGGAGGGATTTTATGAAAGGAATAAAAAAGCTTGTTATATTTTTTCTGTTTGGGATAATGCTCACATTTTCTGTACGCGCGCCGCTATGCGAGAGCATCGACCCAACAGATTCCGAAGTGATTATTAAGGCAAGCGCCAATAATCAATACGTAATACATAATTATACACAGGCGGTTGTATCTGAAGCAGAGCAGCAGCCATTTATTGTGAATAAAAGCAACAATATTTCTGCGGAATGCAAATGCCATTTCTTTTTCAATCGTTCAAGACAAAGGGAGGGAACACTTTTTAAGCAGAGGGCGAGAAGTATGATCCAGTCCGTTCTATATCGCTAAAAAGAGGGTATAATGGAATAAAAGAGAACAAATGTTCTTATTGTGCGATATTGGGAGGGACGGAAAATGGATTACAAGAAGGAAATTATTGAAATGATAAACGGAATAAAAAAAATAGGCACATTAGAGTACCTGTACACATTCATAAAGCTATTTCTGGAGAGGTGGGGCAATTAAGCCCCACTTCTTTTTTATTGATTAGAAAGCATGGAATCAATTAGACTTAAAACAATTTTCTGGTCGCGCTCGCTTAATAATGAGAATTTTGAAATCAGATTAAAATCTTCTCTCGCCTGTTCGGAAGTGTCTTTTCTGGCACGTCCTACATTAAATCCCATCAACCACGATTCCGAGACATTTAATGCCATTCCTAAGACAACCAGTTTTTCTTGACTGGGTTCTGTCTTTCCAGAAACGTACTGGCTAATATCCGACTTATTCATTTTCACATTGTATTTCTTACAGTATGGAAGAACGAGATTAAGAATATCAACCTGTCTCAGATTGCGTTCGTCCATCAATGTTTTAAATCTTTCTGATGAACTAACCTTTTCCATTATATTATTCTCCTTTCGCTTTCTGATGATAATATATCACATATTAAACAAAAGTTCAAGACTTAAAACATTAAAGTTAAAAATATTGAAAATATGTATTGACATAATGAAAACGCAGTGTTATATTATAATTAGTTCAAAACATTGAACTAGAAAGGAGTGTGAAATATGGCATTTGATTACAGTAAGCTCAAAGGAAGAATCATTGAAAAATATGATAGTCAGAGTTCCTTTGCAAATGCTATGAAGTGGTCGGAACGTACATTATCACTGAAACTCAACGGAAAGTTGTTTTGGAAGCAGTCAGATATTTGCAAGGCAGTCAATCTGTTAGAACTTTCTGCTGATGATATACAAGACTATTTTTTTAAAGAAAAAGTTCAAAGTTCTTAACTAAAAAGGAGCAAATTTTATGAGCAAAAAGAAAAAAAAGAAAAAGGTTTCTAAGATGGTGCGAACATCAAAGAAACCTATTTCCTTAACATGTTTGATTAATAAGAAACCTATTTGCCAGATGGATATTTTTCGTTGAATGCTTCTAATGCGGATTCATAAGCATTTATGTATTCTTCGAAATAATCGACGGTTACATGAGTTTTGCCAGCATCAACTTGAGATTGACGTTTTAAATGGCAAATATCAGTGCAAACTGCAATGGCTAAATCATGTGCGCGCTTTTCATTATCCGTCATTATTACACCTCCTTTCCAAAGGAGAGTATAACACAAAATCCAAAAAACGAAACAAAGAAAGTGATTTGCGGATGACTTTTGGTTACGCAATTGCATTAAGAGACAAGGAAAAGAGAGGCCAGAAATGACCGTCCACCGGAACCGCCCCACCGGTGCTGACGAGGCAGGGCAGATGGAGGTGAGGAAATATGAAACGCCATCCGATTATGGAATATGTGATTCCAGCAATTGTAGCAAGTGTGGCAACAGTTTTAATCCGTTTAGTGCTAGGGTGGTAAGAATCGAAACAATAATCGGAATAGCCACATCTTTCAATAACAACTTTTTAAATTCATGTTTTCTTTCAGCAATATAAGATTTTCCCTGTTCGGAAATCGCAATAGAGAGGGGTTTCCCTTTTACATACCTGACCTGACCGTCTTGATTAATTCTAGGAAAAGATTCTCTATTAACAGAAATTAATTTTTCTTCTTCAAGAAAACTGGAAATTTTGATTTCATTTTCCGAAAGAGAAGAATATTCAATTTTTTCTTTGCTTGAAAGATATTTCAAGAAATTAAATTGCTTTTTATTGAGATACACAATATCACCTCCCATCTACTGGGAGTATATCACAAGAAAAGAGGTGCGTATATGTCAGAAAAAGAAAAAAGAATCGTTGAAAAGCTGAAAGACGCGATTCCTAATATGTCAGAATTTGACAAGGGATACATTCTTGGTAAGACGGAAAGTTTTTCTGAGAATAAGCCAGATGATTCTGACCAGAAGCAAAGAGAAAGTTCATAAAATCAAACCTAATCAAACCATATACAAGGAGGAAAAACAAGTCAATGAAAAAATTCGAACTGACAGCAGAATCAAAGATCAACGCCTTTGGAAAGAAGCTTTTCCGCATTAAGGCACTTATATCTTTTGGATCAGTGGAAGAGGGAGAAACTGGCGGATGGGTAGAAAAAGAAGAAAATGTAAACCAGTCCGGCAATGCATGGGTGTTCGGCAATGCAGAAGTGTCCGGCAATGCAAGGGTGTTCGGCAATGCAGAGGTGTCCGGCAATGCAAGGGTGTTCGGCAATGCAGAGGTGTCCGGCAATGCATGGGTGTCCGGCAATGCATGGGTGTTCGACAATGCAGATTACGCAACTATTCATGGATTCGGTACTCAATTCCGCACAACTACATTCTTCAGATGTAAGGACAAACAAGTTAAAGTGTCTTGCGGCTGCTTCTATGGAACAATTCCAGAGTTCCGCGAACAGGTGAAAAATACCAGAAAAGGCAAAATCGCCGAAGAATACTTGATGATTGCCGATCTCATGGAGAAACATTTTGCAGAAGAAGCAAAATAGAAGAAGCATCATAATCTATCGTAGAAGGGGGAATTGCAATGGCAGTAATCAAAACAATCAAAATGGGGTCTGGGGTAATCAGAATACATGATGATTACTGCAAGGATAATACACCGGAAGACAATCAAAAAATCGTCGATGAATGTTCGAGAATTATCTTGGACTATTACAGAAGAAAAGAAGCAAATTAGCGCCCCGGAGGGAGTCACGACCTCCACCCCGGAGCAGTGTACTCACTAACCAAGACTTAGTGGATACAGGTAAATTATAATCCTCTATCCGCTAAAAAGTCAATATTAAGCGAGAGGAAAATAATATGGAAAATAAAAAAAATGCAACAAACAACGAAAAGATTACATGGAACGATTTGGAAACAATGCTGGCTACCGAAATCGTGAAAAAAGCAAAGAGAGAGACTAAGAAGTGGTTCAGTGCATGGCTTTTGACTGCCGCGCTGTTAATCATTACTAATATCTTCTGGTATATTGCTTACAGTCTGTAATCTTTTTCTTTTTGGAGGGAAAAGAATGAAATCACCTAGACAAAACAGAAAGGATATCGTAGTCAGTGTGATTATCGGGATCTTGCTTACTTTTCTTCCGGTGTGGATGTGGGAGAAGAACTTGCAGCAGATCCTGGCAGGCATTGTATTTGCACTGTTTACGTATTTAGCACTGCTTTGAGAAAGGAGAATGGAAATGTTTGAAAAAGAAATCAAAGAGCTTTTTGAATTAGCGTGGAGAGTTTCGGACGAAACAGATTATTTTGTTTCGTTTGACATCACTTCGCATGTACATGCTTGCATTATCTGCATTATGAATTCAAAGTGGGAGCCTAGAAAGGAAATGGATGGCATTTATGCAATCTATTTTGATAATGAATTGCTTAAAGAGGAATCAGCCGAGCAGTGCAAGCTTGCAAAAGCACATCTTCTTAGACTCTTAATAGATGGGAGGTGTCCGTTAAATGCTGAATCGGATGGAGCTGAAGCTTCTGCCGACAATGGAACTGATAACAACGGTGAACGAGCTTCTGGGGGAACTGAACAGGCGGGAAGCGTACATCCTTGATTGGGAAAATCCGGACATGTATTTGAATCATCTCGAATATCACTGTGCCGGCGGGACATTTTCGAATGGCGAAAAAAATCCGGTGAGAGGGGATGGTTCTGACAATGTGTATTGCTTTTTTAAGGCGGTGTAAACATGGAAGAGCGCATTAATGAGATTGTCAGATTGATTGACACCCAGCTTGCTATTGTGCCGGATAATCCGATAGAGGAATCATACAAGGCAAGAACATTGGCGAGCTACGTACAAGCCTTAAATGGGCTTTTAACAGCTCAGAAATCATATAAGGAGGAAAGTATTAGTGAGTGAATTTGAAATCCGTATTCCGGCAAGAAAGAAGCAGCCTGCAACTGATAAGGATAACCCAGTTGTGAAAGTATCTCCAGAAGCATACAACGCACTGGTTGAGATTTATAACGAATCAACCATATCAATGAAAGATATTGCAAGTTTGTTGATCGTTGAGGGTAGCAAGCATGTGGTTTATGACAAGGAGGAATAGCAATGGCAACACCAGTATTGATTATTGGAAAATCTGGTTCCGGTAAAAGTACTAGTCTTAGAAACTGTCAAAACAAAAACTGGAACCTTATCAGAGTATTAAACAAGCCACTTCCATTCAAGGGGAAAATTGACGGATGGTTTACAGATGATTACCAGCAGGTAATGAAGTGCCTGATCGCATCAAAAGCAGAGTCAATTGTTATTGATGATGCAGGCTATCTTATCACTAATCACTTTATGAGAGGGCATGCTTCTGCCGGAAAAGGCAATGCAGTGTTTGCTCTGTACAATGATATTGGAGACTATTTCTGGAATCTTATCCAGTTTATCGTCACGAAAGTACCGCAGGACAAGATCGTATATATGATGATGCACGAAGAAAAGGATGATTCTGGAGATGTGAAACCAAAGACCATAGGAAAGCTACTTGATGAAAAAATTTGTTTGGAAGGTCTTTTTACCATCGTTCTTCGCTGTATTGAAGAAAGCGGAAAACACTTATTTGTCACTCAGTCCAGCCAGGGAGCAGTAAGTAAGTCTCCGATCGGAATGTTTGACAGTTTAACTATTGATAATGATCTCGCAGAAGTAGACAAGATCATTAGAGACTATTACGAATTAGGAAAAGGAGAAAACAATAATGCAGAAACCAAATAGCTATGACACAACACAGGCAGCAGGAGAATTTGAACCGATTGCTCTTGGCGGACACAAGATGGTTATTAAGCAGGTATCAGAGAAAAAATCCCAGGGTGGACTTGATATGCTTGTTATCTTGTTTGATTTCGCAGAAGGAGACGAACAGGCGGGCTACTTTATGAAGCAGTTTGAAAATGACATTCGTCCGGACAAGAAATATCCGAATGCCGGCACTAACTATATGGTTATTGACGAGAGTGTAGATTATGGTGTTCGTAATCTCAAAACATTCATTACATGTGTAGAAAAGTCAAATCCGGGATTTGCTGTTAAGTGGGGTGACAACTTCGGACAGCAGTTTAAGGGAAAACTGATCGGCGGCATCTTCCGTCTGGAGAAAGACTGGTACGACAATAAAGAAGTAAAACGTCACAAGCTTGCACGGTTCCGCAGTGTGGAAGGAATTAAGGACGCAGATATCCCAGAAGAACGCACCACAAAAGCGTATGACGATCATCTAAAAGAAGAAGCTATTATGGGTTCTAATCCAGCCGGAACTGATTTTATGAGTATTCCGGATAGTGTGCAGGAAGAGCTTCCATTCAATTAAAAGGATGTGTTTTTAATGGTTATACAGACAGACACAAGAGAACATAAAAAGGAATGGGAACGGATTCAAAAGCAGTTTGACAGCCTTGGAGTACAGTATTTCCGATCGAAGTTATACTGCGGAGATTATCAATCGTTGGACAACGCAAAGCTCTGTATTGACCGCAAAAAGGATTTACAGGAGCTATGTGGAAATGTCTGCCAGCAACACGAAAGATTCAAGGCAGAGCTTATCAGAGCGCATGAAGCAGGTATTCAGCTTATTATCCTGTGTGAACATGGTGAAGATATCAAATCAATTGGTGATGTGTATTTTTGGGAGAATCCAAGAAAACACAAAGTCATCTGGAAGACGGTAAACGGTAAGAGAGTAAAGACTGTAATTTCTGATAAGGCTGTTGATGGATGCCAGTTATATAAATCTCTATGCACAATCAGAGATAAATACGGTGTTCGATTTGAATTCTGTACAAAAGAAGAGACTGGA